GAAATGGTCGTGAATTGGAAGCTACCGATATAGCTATGTTTGGAGTCATCCTAAAAATCGGGCGCCTAGCAAATGATCCAACAAAATTGGATAGCTGGATCGATCTCTGCGGTTATGCATCGATTGGATATGAATGCGCGAAAAAGGCCGCCATAACTGGCGACCTCGAAAAGATATTGAATGCAGCTTTGCAAGATTAAAGTAACTCGTTATCCATCCACTGCGGCTCACTGCCAGCTTCAATTTTTGCAACACCGCAACACGCAACGTTTGGATCGTTTTCCAGCTTATCCATTGCCAGCATAATCGGAAACTCATTGCTGTGGATCGAATAATGGTCAACCGTGTTTTGAATGCAGCGGTGGCCGTCTGACTTGTATTTTGAATAAAACAAAACGTAAGGCATGATCGATGCTCCTAAAATGGCGGCTGGCAATTGCCAGCCTTTGTGGGATGCGTAGGATACCAAATCAATTCACACTTATCGCCAATTGCGTCTTGATATTCATTGCGGATGCGTTCGGCTGCTGGGCGGTCATCGTGTGACAACCGTTCCAGTTCTTCTGTTTTGTAGCGGATAATGTAAGCCATGTTATTTGCCCTCAACGCTATCGCGCCACGCAATAGCGCCAGCTTCAAATGCCGCGCAACAATCATACGTTTCTCGCGCTGTCCCGCGTGGCGTTAAATCTCTTTCACCTCCGCCGTCATTGCATATTCTCGACAAACGATACCCGCCATACGCACAATCCAAAACAAACGTGCCAGCATTAGATTTAAACGTGCCGTCAGGTTGCTCTGTCCATGCTTCGCGTGACTGTCCAAATAAATCGTTTAATCGATCGATGCGTACTTTTAAATGTTTCTTCGTATATCTAGCCATAGATTTTCTCCTTTTGCGCTGTGATGCTTAACAACATCTAGGAACGCCCATCGCTGGGCGCTCTCCGCTGGTGTTAAAACAAAAGCAAAATGTAAATGATGCCAAATAGACTGACCGCACAAAGCAATTCCGCCACAAAATCGATAGGATGCTTTCGATAATATCTGATTGCATCGCGTACCGCGTCCATCACTGTTTCGTCGTCATTATGCCGCATTGTCAGCCGTACCTTTCGACATGTCCTGTTCGATCTCACGTTTGATCTTTTCTACGGTTTCATCACTAACAAACCGCGCAAAGTATCGCGCAAGGTTAAGCGCGTCCTCTGCTTTGTTGTCGTCTGGGGCAGTGATCGCCAGCACCAGCGCAGCGCGTAAAGCCTCCGCTGGCGTTTTGTCAGCCCAATGTTTTGTGATCGATGTCAGATGAGTTTGAATATTCATGTGCCTGTTCTCCAAGATTGAAACCAAAGCGCGACCTCTTGCGCTCTGGCTAAATTGTTAAATGTGTTCATCAACTGCGGCGCTTTGCTGCGCTCAAGGTCGCTTGATGAAATCGTCACGCCGTCCCACTGGATTGAATACGGATACAAAGCGCGGTTGCCTTGACAATATGTCACGGTCAACCGCCTGTCGTTTGCATACGTCCAGCGATAGTTGCGCCCCATAAAGTTTTTGTCTGTCGCCCAAGTCATGAGTTTAGCCATTCGTCATAAGTTTTTAGGGGCGCACCGTTGCGCGTAATATCTCCACCTTTCCCATCGTCTGCGCAGTCCAAATAAATCTGATACTCCTGATCGTTTGTGCCGCGTAACTTGGTTTGGATTGTTTGCGGTTTCAGTGTTCCGTCTTTGTTAATGCCAGTGTTCATTGTATTACCTTTCTGTGGATTGATGCCGCGCGTCCCCACTGATCCGCCATTGCCGCGGCTAGTGCTGGATAAAAGCGACTGCGTATTTTCCAACGGTCAGCGCTGGGCGCTGCGTTGTGTACGTCTGCGCGAGCTGTGCTGCCGTCCAGCGTTCCTGTGCGCTCTAGCTTGGGCAAATTGCGTGTCCAGAAACACGTTTGCTTTTTTGCATTGTCTGCACTGTCGGGATCGGTTGCAAAATGCCACGGCTGCACCGTTTGACTTGCCTTCCAAGGAAACGGACGCTCTGACATTTGTGAGATGCGTTGCTTTGCGTGTTTGTGCATCACTGGGTTTTCTATCGCCAAGCACGGAACGTCAGCGTTCCACAATTCAGAAAACAACTCGCAACCTTCGTCCAGTTCGCGCCACATTTGCTCTAACGTTTTGTTTGGCGGCGCGACACTCAACCAGCGTGAACCGCTATTGCAAAGGCGTGTGCAAGGCGGATGACCAATAAAGACCAAATCCCACTTGTCCATTGCCAGAACGTTTCGCACGTCGTCTTGAATATGGCGGTTGCTGGGCGTGTCGCTTGGCAAAATGTCACAAGACCATGTGTCATAACCTTCCGCTGCAAATGCTTCGCGCACAATGCCAGATGTCTCGCACCCGACTAAAACCTTTGTGTGGCGCTTTGCTTCGTCTATCAGTTCTTCTAAATCGGTTTGACGCTCCCCAACTTGGGAAGCGCCACCTTGATTGAAAATATCGTATTGGTAGGTCATGCGTATTCCTCCAATATCTGATCGATGATGGACGGCTGCTCACGTTCGATGCTGGGCCAGCTACGAACGTCAGACCAATTGCTTTGAGTGTCACGAATATTCCAATCAATGCCTTTTGCCTGTGATGCCTTATGAAACTTGTATGCGTCGCAATCTTCTTCGAGCGCGAACATTAATACGCCGTCGATCTTGCTTGCGTATGAGAACGCTGAAAAGTCGCTGGCTGTAAGCCCCGCCTTTGCAACGTCATCTGCTTTGACGATTAACCAGCCGTGGGCTGCGTCGTGTTCGTGTTGTACGTTAATCATTTCTGATCCTTTCTTTTGCGCTGTAGGCGTTGTCGATCAACACCCACGACAAATCTGCCAAATGCGCAGTTGTTTGTCAACAGTGTCCAGGCGTTGTATTATTTGAGGCGTAAACAGCGGAGGGCGCAGCAATGGGAATGATTAGACAGCGGAAGGCAACTGAACAGCAAAAAGCATTTGTTCAGTATCTGGTAAGAGAAAACAAAAAGCCCACTGAGGCCGCACGTCTGGCAGGCTATCTGCACCCCAAACAAAGCGCGTATGATTTAACCCGCAATCCTTCTGTGATGCTGCTTATTCGGCAAGCACGACAAACAGTCTACCAAACCGACCTCGCCAATCTCGCCGCTGACACGTTGCGCGTGGTGATGGTTGACCCTGATGCGCCAGCGTCGGCGCGTGTGTCGGCTGCTCGAACGGCGCTTGAACTGGCAGGGGATTTGCACAAAGGCGGTGACGCTGCATCGGACGGGCGATCACTGGCTGAGATGACGCCTGATGAATTGGCGTCGATGATCGATCGCTGGGAAAGCGAACGCGCGGAACTGGCAAACGACGTCACGCCAGCGCCAAACGACGAAAAAACACTGTAAAAACAACGCGGCGAATAGTGCATGTCGGACTATTGCGCCCAAAAACAAGATAATGAACGCGCGAGGCCGAACCCACCCCCCGCCATGGTCGCACGCTTGGAGGCTGGCGTATTATGGCAAGCGATACAAATTTTTCGGATTTTCAAACTTTCGCCTATTTGTTGATCGGATAGGCCAACAGCGGTATAATGCAATCAACAATCGCGGCAACGGAGCGACAGAATGAGTATGTACGAACATATGAATGCTCGAAAGAAAGCTGGTACGTCACGTCCTAAGAGCAAATCTACGATTAGTGACAAGGCGTATGCCGAGATGAAAGCTGGTTTTCCGAACAGCAAGAAGAACAAAGCGAAGGCAAAGTCGTCACGGACGGCGAAGGCGATGGGTTACAGCTAATGGGCGAGACTGCGGCACCACGGCAATTCTTTAGTGACGGTATGCTAATGTCGATGGTTGGTGTCGATGCCGAGGGTTATCCGCAGTACGAGTTAGTAAACCAGATGCCGCCACGGGTTCCGCGTGGGCCGACTACGAGCGTGAGGCCGCAATTGCGTCCAAGCGAGGAAGAAATGCAGAAGTTGTTCGAGGCGTATAAGGCTCAACTGGTTCAGGAAGCGTACAATAAGTATTTAGAGGAAGCCACACGGACTGCGGCGGCTATGGGTTTTGGCAATGTCAAGCAGACAAGATGAACGGGTAAAGGCATTAGAGGATATTGATGCTGGTAAGGTTAGTCGCCGCAACGGTGCTAAGAAATCGACGCTGGCGCGTAAACAGAAATTATCGGGTGATCGTGGATCGACTCGACTGAGCAAGCGGAGATTGTAATGGCGCAACCACGGGATTACACACGGCAGTATAACTTTAATGACTTTCAGACCAGTTCACCGTCTGATCCGTTGCCTGGTAATCAGGTTGACGCTGAACTGAATACGGTAAAGCTGACGTTAGATGATTTAAATACGAACATTGCTTTGTTGCAGCGTGACGACGGCAAGCTGGCGAATTTGTCGGTACATCCAGACGCGCTTGACAGTGCGACATTGGCGTTGATTCAGGTTGATGGTTATACCCCGCGCGGTGATTGGGCAGTGTCTACGGCTTATGCTGTTGGTGATTTGGTGAATTACAACGATGCGACGTATTTGGCGAATGAGGAGCATACGTCGAATGGTTTTACATTTGCTGCGGATGACAGTGCTGGTCGTTGGACGTTGCTTGCGAATGCTGCGATTGGTGGTTCTGCCAGTGCTGTTGATAAGTTTGAGGGTGATGGAAGTACGACAGCGTTTACGTTGTCTTATTCATATGCCAGTGTGACGGCTATTCAGGTGTTTGTGAATGGTGAATTGCTAAACCCTGGTGATGATTATAGCTTATCTGGCACGACGTTGACGTTGTTTACTGCGCCGAATGCGCCGACTGTTGCGGGTAACGAGAACATTATTGTTTATGGTGCTGGGGTTATTGCGCAAGCGGCGTTGGACTTGACGGTTGCTGCGCGAGATAACGCGATTGGTTCTGCTGACGAGGCGGAGGAATGGGCGACAAAAACCACTGGTGTTGTTACCAGTACGACGGAATATTCTGCAAAAGCGTATGCGATTGGCGGAACTGGCGTGGACACGGATTCTGGTTCTGCGAAAGATTGGGCTATTAAGACCAGTGGGACAGTTGGCGGCACGACTGAATATTCGGCTAAGTATTGGGCGACACAACCATCCGTACAGAACATTTCTGACAACATTGCAAACATCAATTATTTTTCAAACTTGTATGCGACAGGCCCGAATGCGCCGACAAGCCCCCAACCTGGCGGTTTATGGTTTGACAGTCTTAACAATGTTTTGAAGATATGGAGCCAAGGCCAGAGCGCGTGGTTGCCACTAGAGTTGCAAGATAACGCGATAACGCGGCAATCTGTTCTTGTTACTGCATTTAATGCGCCACAGGATACTTTTTCAATAACGTATAGTGCGCCAAATATTGAGGTGTTTGTTAACGGCATTCGTTTGCCCACGACTTCTTATACGGCACAAGATGGTCAGCAAGTCGTTTTGGATACGCCAGCGGTTGCTGGGGATCAGGTTGACTTTGTGGCGTATGGCACGTTTCAAGTTGCGTCGGCTATGGCCCCAGAAAATAACTTGTCCGATTTGACAAATTATGCGACTGCGCGGACCAATTTGGGTGTTGCTGATGCTGTTGATCGCACAAGCCCGACGACGCTGGGAACGTCTGAGGCGTCGAAAGCGTTAGTGATGGATGCGTCGAATAACGCGACGATAGGCGGCGATATTACGATTGGTGGGACGTTAGCGTCTACTGGTGTTTTGAGCGCAAATAGCGGTGTTCGGAGTCATTTTCATACTTATGGAACTGCTACTGCGCAAACGACAGACATAAGTGCTGATAACGGGCCTATGCAATATATAGCAACTAATACTCAAACAAATCCAACACTTAATATTTTGCAGTTGGAGTCTGGTCAGGGCTTTACACTTATTGTGTATCCAGGGGGTCAAACTTTGTCTTGGTCACTAGGTTATACAGCAAATCTATACTATATAACTTCCGCTGGCGGGGCGGGACAAACACAGCCAAATTGGTTAGTTTCTGGCGTTCAGAATCATTTTGAAATATGGCGACAAGGCGGCGTAACTTACATTAGTCATATAGGTGCGCTGTAATGTTTCATCGACGCCGCGCCTTATCATATGCACCACCCGCGCCCTCTGGCGGCGGTACAGGTGATTTGACTTGGATTGGTTATTATCAGCCCGTCACATCCACGTCTAGCTCATATAGCACTATATCCTTTAACAGCGGGAGTATGACTGCGGGCAGCGGCACCTTTAAATCTAGCGATAAGTGGATAATTATGGGCGTTGCATCGCGTGATGCAAATGGTGAGCAAACGCCAGCTTGGTCTAATACTTTTACAGTAAGTAACGTGAATCAAGCCACAACAACGACTGCTAAAGAAATTGGGTATCAAGGGACTGCATCTGCGTCAAACAGTTATACAAGTTTGGCTTTTTACGCTTGGTTTAGTTCTGACACAAGATTTTCTGGCACAATCTCTCTAGGCGGCACCCATGAGGGCGGATCGGCAGTCGGTTTTTGGGAGTTAGACAGTACAGACACCGACCTTTGGTATGACCGTTCTTTTTCCACTAATTCGAGCATAACAAATACTACTATGTACGTTCCTCGAAAGAAATGGAGCGATTATCCGACGTTAACAAACTACACTGTTCCGTCTTTTTCGCGCGTTCACGCGATATATGGGCATGGAACCAGTAATGCTGTCCCAGGAACGCCTACAGCAAATACTTATGTTCCCACATGGACAAGGCGTTTGGAACTTGAACACGGCACGGCTGAATGGGTCGAGTGGAATGATGGCGAGGTTACAACCATTCCTTCGACAAGTTGGACGCAAGGCGGAACAGGCGCAGGATCATCTTCAACAACAAATGTTACTGTGGCTTTAACAGTAGGAGTTTTATAATGTCAAAAGCTGATGATGTACTTGATGTATTACGCAATATTGACTCATCAAAAAACTTTCAGTTCCCAGCGGCGAACTTAGAGCAATTAAATACGATTACAGCGAATACTGCAACAACGACAATACAGTGTAACTTAGCTAACGTTTTTAACGTGACTTTGGCTGCAAATACTGAATTTGCGTTTGATTATTCGCAGATTACACTGACGGAC